TGGCATCCAACAGAATGCGGCCATTCGGGTCTTGTGACGGGCGAGGATAGGCGGAAAGCAAATCGGCAATAGCTGCGAGACTTGCGGCTGCCTTTTGGAGTGCTTCGCGATCCGTCATATCTGGGGGCCCATTTCCGACTCGAACATAAGGGCGCTTTCGGCCATTCGTCGGGTTGCGCCGTAGTAGCGGCCACCGCGCCATCCGCGAACTGCGCAGGTAAACGAGCCACACTCATCGGAGGCCCATACCTGAGTGACGATGTAGACCTTGCCGCTGTGGCGAGCGACGACATGATCGCCGTCTTTGAATTTTGGTTCAGTCTTAATCATGGCGTTTGTCCTCACTCGCTCTTCCCGTGTCTCACATATAGGGCATGGTAGTCGATACGTCAAGATGGCGTATCTGGTTATTGTTCATATTTGATGCGTGTCCGGCCGTCATCCGTACAGGCCCACACGAAGGCAATGACCCATGCTATGCCGCACCAGCCGAGCAGGAGGTTGAGCCAGAAGATTGCCAACTCATGACGGTGGTGGCGCTCCCACGCGACGATCCACGGCAAAAAGTAGAGCACGAATACCGCGACGCAAAAGAATAGAAAATGGAACCCGCCGAATGTCTCGCTGGACGAGAACAAAATTATTCCGACACTGATCACAACGGCGAGGAAAGGCTTTCACACATTCTCTCCTTTGGTTTCGTTGACCACATCGCCGAGCACTGCAGCACGTTCGACCCGGGTCTGCTTTTCACCCCGGTACTCCGAGTGCTCTTTCACGGTTGCCCGCAGGGTGAAGGCATCACCCTTCTCGCGACCGTAGAACGAAGGGGACTTGACCACGATGGCGTTGCCAGCCTCGTCCCGCATGGAGACGATCCGCACGAACTCGGTGCCGTAGCCCCGGAAGGCGGGCCGCTCGTAACCGGCCACCCGTTCGACCGTGACCTTAATCTCGATCCGCTTGCCGATCTCGCCGACGAACCCGCTGGCCGCCCGCTTGGCAATGGCCGCCTTGGTCTCTGGAATGGTTCGCTCGACCGCTGCGATCATCTTGTCCGTCCACAGCTTGCCCAGTTCGAGCTTGCCGATCAGATCGGCGAGGAAGGGATTCGCCTCGGTCAGGGCGCGCGCCTCCGCCACCAGCGTCTCGTTAGCGGCGATGAAGGCCGCGATCCGTTCGGCCTTCTCGGCCTCGATCTTGGCGGCCTTCTCGGCCCGCTTGGCAGTCGCTCGTGCCCGGGCTTTTTCCCGCGTCGCGTTCAGCTTCACAAGCTCCTCGGTGGTGTAGAGCCGGATGCGCTCGGGGCCGAGGTTGCCCTTGCCGTGGCAGTCGTAGCAGGTGTAGTTCGGCCAGCCGGACCAGCCGCCAACACCGCCGCATCGTCCGCAGTGCTTCAACCGAGTGAAGAAGGCTTTACCCTTTTCGTCCCGGTGGACCGCCTTGGCGTATTCCGTACCCTCGCGTGTGAACATCTTTTCCATGCCCATAATATAGCCTGTCAAGCAGAGCTTGACAAGCCCTGTAAAGTAGAAAGATAGGCTGTGGGATCATGGACTTAGCAGTGGCGTATACGCCAATACGGCGTAGTCACTTCCAAATTCTAGCCATTCACGCCGCGTGGCAGATTTTTAGGTTCAATTAGATCGTAGGTGCTATAGCCATCAAGCTCTAGCGATAGGCACCAATAGCGAGCGTCCTGTACCGACTTGAATGGCCCAAATAATTGCCCGTCACGAAGCAAGACACATATTCTGCCGCCAGCTTTGGCAAGGGCCTCTGGCGTTGCATCTGGCGACCAACTGGCAAGTTTCTCGTTGTGTTTCATTTTTCAGCCATACATGCCGCGCCGTAGGTTTCCATCCCTGATGCCTTTGTCGGCGCACTTCCGGCAATAGGTTGCGATGACTGTAATGGCCTCAAATTGCTGCGTGTCGAAGTTGATTTCCTCGTCGTCGTATTCCACCGGGATCAGATCGTCCCCGCTGTGAACCTCGCAGCCGCATGAAGCTATGATCGGCATGTGTTCCTCGTTAAGCGGCGGTTATCGTTTGGCTTTGCGTTTTCTGATCTTGTGACCGTAGTCAGGCAGCGTGACGCGAACGCGAAGATTGTCGGCGTCCCTGTACGAAAGATCGGTGTCGGCCATGATGCAGGCTCGCGCCAAGCCCCGCGCGTGTCTCATAATCTCAGTGCGAAGTCCCGCCGATATTTTGCAGTTCTTCGGCCACTCTCCCGTCGCGGCTATTCTTGGCATCTAAAAACCTCCGGTCTGGCGGTGAGGGCGCAACTGCGCCGTGGTGGTGCATGTTATTCAGCCATCAACTCCGTACACCGCCTTATGTGGGTCACTGGCGTTTTTTCCGTATCCACGCAGATTGCGCTTTCATGATCGCGCGATTTATAAAGCTCGTGTACGCGCGAAATTCGGCAGATGTCGCGACTGATTTGCGTTTCTGTTTTCGTTTTTTAGCCATTGATTTTTCCTCTCATGCTGCTGGCACCAGTTTGAGTCCGCGTTCGGTGACATAGTTCAAGTGCTCGACCGCCTTCGGGCCTTCCTTCTCCGCCATGGCACGCAACAGCGGCAAGCCAGAATTGATCGAGGCCATAATCTCGTCGTGCGTGGCGGTGCGTCCATGCGCCCACCACATCACCTCGACCGGATCGCCGATTTCGATCAGCGTATCGCTGTTGCTGACGCGATAGGCGCGGTAGCTTTTCGTGATCCATAGGCAGGTGACGCCGGGGTTGCGCATGATCATTGCTTCGTCGCCGCCGGGCTTGCGGCCTTCTTCCGGCAGGTCAGTCTCATCGCGCTTGCGGTTCGGAAAGCGCATGAACGGGCAGGCCATGACGGCGAACTCGGCGCACTCGCGGTGGCAGGGCGGCTCAGCGGTGTTGCGGTTGAGGGCGCACATGGGGCCGATCACGAAGCACATGAATTTGCCCAGCGGTTCGCCGCACAGCCAGCACAGCTTGTGGCTGCGGCAGCGTTGCGGCCAGCCCGGTTTGACGACGCGGAAATCATAGGTGCCGTCCTCGCGCTGATGGACAAATTTCGGGACCGGGTAGCCGCGATGATCGACCGGCAGTTTCAGGAAGCGCGACGGCAGCGGCGGCATACCGGGAGCAAGCTGGGTCATGATTTGCGCTCCAAAATCTGCGTGAAGGTCAGGCTCGGATCGATGCGAAGCATCTCGATCATCTCGGCCATGCTGCGATCCGGCGGTCCGTCAATCATCACCTCGAAGTGGCAGCAACCGGGATGCGCGATGTCGAAGTCACGCAAGTGCTGCAGCCATGCCTTCTCAAGTTCGACTACCACCTCGGCGACGGTGAAGATTTTGATTTTCATGGCGTCACCGTATTGGTTCCGCCAAATTCACACGAGAGCGCAGCCTCCGTTTCAGCCTTCAAATAGGAAAGTTCTTCCGTAAGCCGTCTAGTGCGAAGTCTAGCAATATGTCTGACATTTTTCGCTATCTCGCCGTGATGAGCAATTACCCAATCAATTACCTCAATATCGCTAAGCACCCAACTATCGTTAGGTAGGTGGGCAATAACTTCGCGTTCAAATTGCTCGTAAGCCGCTTCCGCTAGAAGCGCATTGCCTGTCGCGTCATCGAGCAGAACAACGGCAAGTTGCTGCGAGGCACCGTTCGGATCAAGATTCCCCCACTCAAAGTCATTATAGCCCTCATCGCCCTCGACTGCGTATCCGTATCGGACACTGATGTCCTTTCTCGGCTGCAGTATTTCAGTCCGGTTATTGCCGCAATTTCGTACCTGAACATATCGGCGTCTGGGGTTATACCGATAACCAAAATATGAATGCGGCGTACCGATCTTTTGGTTGCTGATATAGCCAGTTGGGTGAAAACAGCGATAGAAACTGGTGCCAATATTGACTCTCATTGCGGATGCTCACGCTCGATGTGCTCGACCACAGCCTCTGGGCTAATGAACTGACTTTCAAGCTCCTGCGCCTTGAGCCCTCTCTGCGCAATACAGAACCGACAGGCATAACGGACGATGCCATCCATACGCTGCACCCGGATCGGCTCGCGCCAATCGATGGTCGGGAAGCGCTGCTCAAGCTCATGATCGGCAATCATGTCACTGTACCCTTGTCACTTGAATATCGCCGATCTCGGGATGCTGTCGTTTTAATTCGGCGATTGCTTCGGTGAATTCCTTTTCGAACTGCGCACGCAGCACAGCCTGATCGGCTTTGCTGATGCCTTTGAACAGGCCGGGGATCATGGCGTTTTGCAGCCCCAGCGCGGTGACCAGACCGGCCACGAAAAAATCCAGCCGCGATACCCAGTCAAAAATCGTAAACAAGCCTGCCGTGATCAGTACCACCACCGTGATGCCGTGCACTGTCAGCATGAACCAGCGCCGCGAGATCACATAATCGTTGAGGTAGGTTTTGGCCTTTTTGATCATGATTGCACCGCCTTCGCGATCTCGTGCAGCGAGTGCTCGCGCCCTTCTGATTGGCCCGGTAATTCCTGAAATTTGCCGTCAAGCGTCATCGCTGGCGGCATGATGTGGACTGCACGCGATGAGTCGTAGCGCACCAATGCCATCTTGCCCTCTTCCCCGCGCCGCGCGAGGTAGGCGCGCAGGTGCGGATCGCGATGAGCATAGGGGTATTTAGGATCGCACCAAATCTGGATCACTTCTACCTTGTGGCGCGCGCCGGTCTCGTTGTCCACCACGGTGACGTAGTCCGGCATGATGTCGATCACGTAGTGGCTGCGATCAGGGCGCGACAGATCGGCGGTGTCGTCATTCACCAGCCAGCGGCAATTCCACATTGTGCAACACGCTGGCATCCTGCTGCTGTGGTAGATCGCGCAGCCTTTGCCGGTGCGCTGATGCGGGCAGCGCTCACCAGCGAGCTTATCCAGATTGCCCGGCATGCGTTTGCCATTGACCAATACGCCGTCATGTACCGGCAGCAGCTTGCAGCATAACGTACAGCCACCGCACTGACGCATCAGGTGAGTTGGCATCACGAGCCGCCCTTCAACGCTTCCGGCATTTCCGTTCGGACCACGCGGGTCTCAAGCTGGCGCAGTTGGAAGGCGAGACTGGCGCATTCCGTTTTGACGTAGTCGATGGTGCGGTAGACCTGCTCTTTCATTCTGTACTTGTTGAGTTCATCAAGCGCATTCTTCGGCAATGCTTCGAGCCTCTTGGACAGGCCGGGCATATAGTCCCATGCATGGCCGCAGTCGAAGCCGAACCACCAGAGGCCGCTCGGCATGTCATTGGTTGGCCCTCTGCCGCTCCAACTGATGCCCTGATGTACCTTGAGCGCCATGCCGAGATCGATGGTGCCGTGCTCTCGATCTTCGCCGAGCGCGTTCATGAAGGCGGCGACCACACCAATATCGTCGAGCGTGCCTTCGTAGTCCTCGGGGCGGCTATGTATCTTGTCGTCGTAGCTCCACCCGTGGAATGGGTGGCCGACCGGGACACCAACATAGCCGCAGAGATTGCCGAATAGATCGTTGCGCCGGATCGCGCAGTGCAGGCCAGTGCGCTCATCGCGCCAGTCGAGCCGATCAGGCTCATCCTGCCACGGTCCCGGCCCCCATTGTTCTTTCTTCAATTCAGACATTTCTCGATACGGTTACGCCCGCCCTTTCATTTCCGGCTGGCCCTCAAAGCGCGCGATCATTTCCCTCATTAGTACAACCACGTCTTTGCGGTCGGCACCGTTGGAAATGTAGTTGCAGCGGCCCGGCTCGTCGCCGAAATTGTAGACCATCATTACGAAGCCGACCTTGCGATCCGCACCCTTGAGGTCACCGTTGAAAAGCACGTCGATGGCGCGGGCAAGCGCATTCATCTTCTCGATGTATTGTGGCTCAATCGGTGCATCGCCCAGTCGTTCTTTCACAGCCACACCTCCACGATCTTGGGGTCGTCCTTCGGCATGCGGTTGATCATGGTCAGCCCGCGCGCCACCAGTTGCCCGCGCAGCACGTCGAGATCGTCCGAGGTCAGCACGTCGCGCGTTGCGCGCGAGCCTTTGCCGTCGACCTCGAAGCGGCGCGCGATGAAGCCGCGCGGGTAGTCGCTCGGATGGTCATACACCGTCCACATCGAGAGCGCGGTCATACTGTAAAGGATCATGCTGCATGCCTGTTCGCAATCTTTAAGAAATCCTCTTCGGCGATCTCCAGCATGACCTTCTGCGCCAGCAACTGGTCCGCAATCGGGATGCCCGGCTCACAATGGCCACAGAGCCGGTGCGTGACCCGGTCACCGTCGAGCACATCGATGTTGGCCATCACGGTCTTATCGCGGATACGGTAGCGCTGTTTCGAGCGTCCGCCTTCGACCACGAACCAGCCGCGTTCCATGAAGGTCTGCCGCTGTTCCGGCGTCAGGTGCGAGAGCAGCAGCCGCCGCGCTCGCCGCTTGACCTCGTCGGCGCTGCGCACCGCATCGACCCGTTGCACCACCTCACGGGCATGCTCCCGCACCGTGCGGCGGCGGATGACCGCTGGACGGTAGATGCGCTCCGATGGCGGCTGGTAGATGCGCTGTGGCTGCGAATACCAGATGATGTCACCGGTGTTGTTGCCGGTCGCCGTCCAGTAGACGTAAGCAGTCGTGCTGCTGGCGGTCGAAGTATCGGTCGCCCATCTCACTGGATAGGTCGGCGTCGTCGTGCTGCTGGTTGTCGCCCAGACCCAGTCGCTGCCGCCAGTGCCACCGATTGGTGTGATATAGTCGTCGCCGATCATCGATTAGCCGCCGCGAAGCTGCGGCACCATCATGATCTCACCGGCATCGGGATCGAAGGCATCGAGCCGTTCACCCTGACGGCCCATGCGCCCGACAAGGAAGGCGCGATAGCCTTTGTCGCGCATCGCGTTGAAGGCAGCGCGCGCGGCGTCCACCTCATCGTCATTGTCGGGATTCCATTTCACCGAGGTGTGGCCGTTACTGTCGAGCACGTTCAGTTCATGTTGCATTTCTTCCTCCGGGGAAATTGTGCCTGCAATTCGGTGCCGGGAAACGGCTGGGCGTCCACGAACGCCACTGGAGGGGAATGCGTTACCACCACTGGCATTGCTACCGCTCCCGGCGCTGTCAAGCTTGCCATGACTGGACAGCGGGTGTCTACTGCCGCGTCACTGGCTTCTTTAGCAATCACCCGAGCGACTTGGCGTTGCGCAGGCGCTCGATAATGCTCGGCGCGATCTTGACCCTGACACCGAGATCGTAGGCGCGCGCCGCCTCGTCGATGGTTATGTTCGCCGGTCCGCGCCGCACGCGCTTGAGCACTTCAAGCTGCTCGGGCTGGATGTCGTCGTGATACATCCACCAGTTGGGCTGGTACAGCGGCAACCGCCCGTGATGGCTGCGCAGTATGTGCTTGTTCGTGGCAGCCCAATCCTTCCATCGCACAAGATGGCGGCTGTTTGTCGGGAGACGCACCCGCAGACAGACGGTGGCGGCTGGCATCAGGCTGCCTTCGACCAATTGGCCCATCTGGAGCAAGGCGATCCGCTCACGAAAGCTCGGCTGCAGCGTCGGCTGGCTGGTCAGCCAGATGCAGGGCCGCTGATTGGGCGCATGGAACTGGCCGGGCCGGTGCTTGCTCAGCAACAGGCCGTCGCGCAGCACAGCCTTGAGCGCGTCAGGAAAGGTGAAGTGATAAAAGACTGGCATGTCTGTCTACCGCCTGCGTTTGAGGCAGCGCTCCAGCATATCCGCCGGAATATCGGCGACCGGTACGCGCTTTGTTGTCAGCCGCCTGCCATCGAGGACATCCATGGCGTAGATCAGCCTGTGCCGGTATGGGTCATAATCGTCATCGACATCGACCTCTAGAATGTGATCGATCTCGTTGGCGAGATACAACGCAAGCTCTGGCGACAGCTTGGTCATATGCTGCTGGAGCAGGTTCGGCACCATCCGGTCGACATATCGCCGCGCCTCGGTCTTGTTCATCGGAGACTCGTAGAGGACCATGTCAGCGACTGAATCAAACGCGACCACGATTGTTTTACGCATCACCTGCCTCCCTGTTTTTTGTCGTCTCGATCTTCGCGCTGGGGAAGGCAAACAAAAAAATCAGCCCCCATATGCCGCCGCCACCATGGATGGGGGGAAATGTGGCTGCACTGGCTGCTGAGAATGTGCCGCCGGATTTTCATCCGTTTCACTCGTTCCTGATTCGATCTCGCTTTCATTCGCGCACACATAAAATATCTCCATGACGATCCCCGACTTGTGTGGCGGGGACGATTGGCGTGGAGACCGATGACTGCGCGGATTGGTTTGTTTGCAATCGCCACCGCTCGCAAACCGTGCGAGCAGTCAACCGGCCCGATTAAGATCGATACCTGTTGCGGGGCCCGCTTACCTCCTGTCGGGCGGCTCCGAGGTATTGCAAACGTGACGATGTTGGGCGCGCTGTGCGCACTCTGTCAAGGTCGGCATGACGTAGCGCCATAAAAAAAGAGGCCACCGTAAGTGGCCCGGCTCATTTCCGTAGAGCGATGTTTTTTGGATGCTCTCTTATTTCACGTTAATGTATTAAAGTCGTTGGAATCAGGATTGGGATCATTGATGAAATTTGTTCTGTCACGCCGTAGGTTTCACCAAGTGAGATTCTGGAAAACTCAAGAGAAATAAGGAGTTAAGTGAAGACGCGGCCAGCCGTTACACTCCGTTACACTGGCCGTTACACTCAACAGAACAAACGTGAACGTTACACTTTTTGGGGGTGTAGCTCAGTCTGGTTAGAGCGCGTGCCTGTCACGCACGAGGTCGCGGGTTCGAGCCCCGTCACTCCCGCCAAGCGTTCCATCAAAGAAGATGAGGCCGTCCTAATCTGGTTTCGCCAGCTTTTTGCCATTGAGCTTCTTGAGCTTCTCGCGCCCGACCAGACGGTGGGCATCAGCCGAACGGACACTCGGAAGGTTGACCGGGTTGTAGGTCTTTTTCAGCCGCTTGTTGGCGTCCATCGTATTGGCGGCTTTATTCGACATCACCTCGGCAGTCGCACCACCGGCATCGGCCTCCATCAGGCCAGAGCGCCGCATATCGGCGAACGTGCGCGTTTCAGTCTTGCCGAAAGCAATGCCCCGGACTTTGCGGAAATCTCGGCCCAATTGATTTTGGGTATACGGTTTCGGTTGCCAACGGGAACCCTTCGATTCTTTTGGCAGCGGCGGGTTCGGATTGAGGAGATAATCGCCACTGTTGTCGCCCTGCAAAATCTTTTCATATGGCGGCTTTTTAAGCGAGTAGATGGCCTGATCGATGACCTGCAGACGAATGCCCGGCATTTCGGTCGTCACCGCCCTCACGATCTCGGCGCGAGAGCGTGGGCCATTGGCGAGCGCCTTGAGTACGCAATCGGTCGCATATTTCTTGTGTGGGTTTTTTGGAGGCGGTACCTTGAGCGAGCCGCGCATCCTGAAAATTGGCGTCTTGCGTTGAAGCTCGATGCCTTCCTCGCGCAGCCATTCAAGATAGTCGTTGAAGATTTTGATCGACCACTCGGTGATGGTCCCGGCGGCGGCCCGACCAGTCTTGGCACGGCCGACCGTGAAGTATGGTCCGAATTCATCATTGTCCATTTTACCGAGCGTGAGCTTGCGCACATCAACTGGCGACATGCTCGTATCCCATCCAACCGCAATGGCAGCGGCGAGACCTTTGAAGCCCTCACGCCATGCAATATCGACGAGGACGATGATCTCTTCGTTCAACCAAAATGCTTGCCGTGGATCGGGTTCCGTATTTGATATCGCCTTTGACGGGTCTTTGGTGGCATCGCAATAACCCATTGCGGCCATTTTTTTCCACAGCGCGCGCCATGTTTTGAGCAGCATGAACGATTCATTTAGCGATACGCGATTGAGCGCATTACTGTAGATGGTAAGAAGTGTTTCTGGTGACACGCGCTTTGGATCGTGATTGCCGACCGTGTTATGCAGCCAACGCCACGACCGCCGCCAGTGATCGGCGCTTTCCTGTTCCGATGTGAGAGGTGGTTTACCTTTTGCTTCACGCTCCTTAGCGCGCAACGCGAGTGCCCGGTGGTAGCCATCACCAACGGTACCGGGTGGGAATCCGTAGTCCACGCCGTTCTTATTTTCTAAGCGTAAGGCATCCCATTGCCGATTGAGGGCGGCAACGCGGATCAGATCGGCTTGAGTTAATTCTGTCCCGAACGTCAGGAATTTGAAGCCTTGGCGCATCATCTCGGTGGTTGGTTTCCACCGCCATTTGCCTCTCATCAATATGAGAAAGCGTCTATCCTCTCCGATTTCGCCGGGTTGGGATGGCGGCAAGCCGCTCTTCAAGCCTAGCGGAAGGATCACGATGTTTTCCGTAGAGTTGCTCATGACGATTATCCATCCAGAGATTTACAGCGTTTAAATCGTACATTCCTGTCGTTGGGTCAGGCCGGGGAAAGCCTCGGTCCTCCAATTGCGGCAACAGCCCGTGAAATTGGATGACTGTGAGGTGTAGGAGTCTCGCAATCTTTTCCGGGGGCACATCCCGGGGCTGGACAGCAAACCGAATCGGCGAACCACGAATCTCCTTCTTTTGCGCCGACATAACACAACTCCCACTAGAATACAGTGTCAAGCCGAGCTTGACAAGCCCTGTCCAGAACCCTTGTTTTCAAGCCTTTTTCGCATCCTCAATCGCGCGCAGCCGCGCCTTGAACACCTCGATCTCGCCCTTCACGTAGCTATGGACCTTGCGTGCGGCGATCAGATCGGCCTCGGCCTCGGCCATCCGCATCTCGGCACGGCGCTCGCTCGCCGCCACCGTCTTGACGATGTCGGTGAGTGCGCTCAGTCCGTCGCGCAGGCCGTGCTCATTAAGGTCCACCATCCAGTTACTCCAGAAGCTCGGCGAGCTTTATCCATGCCTTTTTATGATTGCTGAACTTTGCATCACGGTAGACAACCTCGTTGAACATATTCGATGCGATCTGCACTGCTGCCATGTACCGAAAAATGTCGGGGTAATTGTCTTCCTTGAACACCTTTCGCAGCGCTTTGATCGACAGATCAACCTGACTTTGTACTCCCTCAGAGTCCGGCCACTTCACCATGTTGCCGAGTTCCGCCGATGCGTGGTCAATCAGCTCTGTGATGTTGATCTCTCTTTGGCTCGCCATGCACCAACTCCGTCTTTCATGGATTGCACAAGGAACTCACCCAACTCCTTATTCGTCATCATTCCATTCCTCGGGAATTTCTCTTTCTCACCGTATTGCTCAGATGCGATATCCATCTCGCTGAGCGAGAAATGATCTCGGCCCGGAACGGTGATGTTGACCTCGTAGCCTCCCCAAGTGAATTTCCTTAGACCACGAAATGTTAACTTGACCGGGATTTCACCGTTCTTTGTTTTCCGCATGTGTGGCCGCACGATATGGAAGATGCGAGGGCGTTTGCCTTTTATCGTCAGCGTTATGTCCCGATCTTTGAAAAAATAGGACATCCGCTTGATGTCGACGCCGAAGGTGGCGATCAAATTGTCTTTCTTTACTTCGATGCGTACCATCGAGCCGAGCGTGGCATTTTCAAACATCAACGCCGCTTCAATAAAACAGCGGATTAGGTAACCTTCCGGGCTGGCATCATTTCTGCCAAACGCCCAATTCAGCCGCGAATCGGCTGCCGAGGTCCAATACTTTGCTGGAATGTTGATAAAGCCACTGCGCCCGTGCCGTGAGCGCACCTTGATCATTTCAGTCACTTGTCTGCGCAAAACGCGAATGTTGTTTGAATCGCGATCAATGCACAGCGCATATTCCTGCGGGATACCGCCTTTGTGACGCTTATGCCAGCCCTTGCTGTAACCAGTAAGGCGGTCCCAATAAATAACCATACTGTAGACATCGGCATTCTTTACCATCTGAATGTCTGACGGCACCCGTGACAGCTTGGTGAAGTAGAGAAACTTTGGAATCCAGATCAGTGCCTCGCGTTCTTTGATGCCACCAGCGACTTCGACAATCCTGCTGCCAGCAGTGATCGTGGCAATCCTATTTTTGGTTACTTGCTTTGGTCTGCCTACTTTCTTTCTGTGGCGTTCGAAAAATTCTGGTGGCGCATCAATGACTCCATGAGATTCATCCTCCGCTGTTTGCTTATCGGCCCCATAAGCGATGGCCCCGAAGGAAGGTCTATGTGTACGCCACCATGCCGACAGTTCATCAATTTGACCTTCATCCCGCCAACTATCGAATGTCTGCACTGCACTACGCGGCATGATCTGAATACCGAGTTGGCGATGCAGATGATAGCCGTCATTGTCAGCGCGTCTCATGCGCTTCAGATAGGTAAAATAGATATCAAGCTGATCGAGAACCTGATCGCGGAAATAAAACTGACCCCACTGCTCAGGATCATCATCGCTGGCGTGCGCCACTGGACGCTTGATCTTCGGCTTTCGCTCAACCGCCGCTTCCGGGCGCTGCTCGCGTTCCTGCTTGGCCAGTTTTTCCAAGCCTTTAGGCTTGAGCCATTTGACTCGGCGCTCGCGAATTACTTTCGGCTGCTGTACTGACTCCCGCGATGGCAGTGCTGGAGGGAGGACCAATCCGGCAGCATAGACATCAGCTTCGGTTTGCTCTTTTGCGGGTGGCGGTGCGACAGGCGTGCCGTGTTCGCCCGGTTGAAACCAAGCAACGATCTCCCAGAATAGCCGTTTCAACCACCCAAACACCATCGCGCCTCCGCTCACTCTTTCCGGTAGTCCTCTCGGATCGCCCGCATGAGCGCGATCTCACGCTCGGCCCGGTCGAACGACATCGACCCTTGCTGGATCAGTCTCGGGTAGACATCCTCGCGTTTCCTGATCTCGCGCTCGATGCAGGCGAGCTTATCGGCCTTGGTGATCGGAAAGAGATCGCTCATTCTGGTTTCCATGCTGTCGGCCTGAACACTGATTCCATGTGTAGCGGGTGTACCAGCACCCAGCGGTCAAGCTCCGGCTCCCAGTATGCCCGCACGCTTTCGATATCGACCTTGACGCGGACGACGACCTTCGGGTCGCGCGGTGCGCTCTCCATTGGTTGCCAGCCGTCGCTCATGGCAGCCGTCCTAGCCGCAGGCGCTGGTTGATATCGATGACGATCATTTTTTCGGATGCTCCCGTTTCCATTGCAGGAGCGGCTTGGCGCATTTGAGACACAACTCGTAGGCGTCATGGTCATAATCGCGCCTGTATGGCGCGCCTGACGCTCCCTCTATTTTTGCACGGTACACGCCCTTGCCCTTCTTCAACTCGACGCCGCACACATCGCAACAGATTATGCTGCTCATGCGATCTTCCTCTGCTTGTAGCTGCCCTCCACCAGCATGGTCTCACGAAGCTCGTAGACCCCGACGACGACCTTGCTATGCAGATCGGCCAGCGCCTTGATATCGTCGCTGGTGTTGTACCAGTCAGCGCCGCCACCGGCCCCCTTTTCCAGTTTGACGTACATGGTCGGTGGCAATTTGCTGATTTTGCGTTTCATCGAGCGTCTCCAGTTTCGGCCAGCAGCAGCCGTCAATGCCATTATCGGGATCGGGCGGCGTGTCGAACATTTCGTCGAGATCAATCAAGAGCGGCCAGTGTGTGAGTTCGTATGCGGTCAACATTTCCGGTCCGACGCCGAGGCTGTTGCGCAGAACGGGATAGATGATTTCGTGTGATGGACGCTGGTCGGAGTTGGGTTGCTTTGATCCACTGGCCACGCTCGGCGCGGGTGGTTTACTGATGGGTATTGGCTCGCTTCTAGCGGTGCTTGACCGACGACCCGGGATGTTGTCCCAGCAATGGCTCGCTCCGTGCCAGTACAACCACGCCTTGGGATATTTTGCCCGCGCCTGCTCTTTGGTCATGCACACCGCCGCTGGCTTCTCGTCCGCCAGCGGCAGCGCCTTTGGTGGGCCATCCGGCACAGGCGTACAGATGGCGAGTAGGGCAAGGATCGGTGAACAGTCCATGGTCACATCCTCGTTGATAGCGCCGCGCGTTCGACCTCGGTCAAGTCCCAGTGCGCAACCACGACCCACAGGTCGGCCTTGCCGATGCGGCGCAGCAAATACGGGTCACGCGGCGGCAGCCGCTCCCATTCGGCCTCCCAGAGAATCGAGTAGTTTTCGAGCCCGCGTTTTGGTCTCAGGAAGACCGGTATTATCGGCACAAGAGCTTCATGTTCGCTGAGGCTCGTCCGAAATTTTTTATCCCAACTCATCGGGAAACTTTCAGCCGGAAACGCGAAGGTGTTTTCCCTGAAGCTGTAGACATTCTTGGTCGAGCGCGGCGAGTTGGTGCGCGGCGACATCGAGAACTGACCATCGCGGTAGCGCACCAGTCGGCAATGCTTGGCGAGCGCAGACGTAAGCGCCAGCTTGGGCAAAAAGTCACGGTTCAGCCCGGCCTGCTTGATGCTCTCAAGTGCGCGGATGATGACCTTGCCCTTGCGGAGCAGATCGTAGGTGCGCTGCACTTCCCAATCGATGGGCTCGGAGTACGCGGCGTGAGTCTTGTATTGCTGATAGAGCTTGGCGGCTTCCCATCGACTGACGGTGATCTTTTCGGTTTGCATGGCACGCTCACGAAATGTGGTTGGCTCGTGGATACTGGCTCGCTCCTCACAAGTTGGTTTGCTTATTTGGTCTGACTCCGCTCTGAAACATTGGTCTGCTGGAGGACGATGGCGTCACTGCCGCGCAGCTTGGATTTTGGGTTTGAGTCGATTCTGCCGGATAAGATCGCGCACACCGGTCTCGATCTCGGTGACCTCTTCGCCGGTCGTTTCGATGCTTCCGGCCCTGCGAAAACCGCCGAGCTTGTGCTTGTCGATAATCTCCAGCACGGCGGTGCCGAGCGCCCCGCACATCAAGCCGAGTTCGTCGTAGCGTTGCTGCATGTTGCGCAGCCGTTCACCTGACTGCTCGCACTGCTCCTGCAGCAGCACGTTCTGGCCGCGCAGGAAGGCCGCTTCTTCTTCCGCCTTGCTGGCGCGCGCAAGAGCCTCCTCGGCCGCCGCCTTCACCTTCTGCCATTCCTTGATGCCGTTCTCGACCGGGTCAGGTGTATTGATGGTCATCGCTCTTCTCCTATGGTGGCCTCGTGTTTATGGCGCGCTGCTTGGGTTGGTTAGCTTGATCGAATGGCTCGCTTCCCCGTCTGGTTGGCTATAAGCATGCTGGCTCGCTGGGTCGCTTTGGGTTTCTATCATCAAGTGGCTACTCCGCTGCTTCGCTACCGTGGGCATAACCACGGCGCGCCTCGTGATAGGTCGGCGTCACCGGCAGGCCTTCGAGTTCGCGCCAGTTGCGCCACAGGTCGATCAGGAAAATCTTCACCATGTAACGCAGCGCCGCCTTGTGGATGCGCCCCGGCGGCCACAGGTTGCGCACATCCTCCTCGGCGTGGAACGCCCGCTTCCACTCGGCGACCGTGACCTTCTTGCGGTCCGGGTCGGTCATGATCCGCGTCCGGTAATCGTCGTAGAGCTTGCGGCGCGGTGATGCCGAGCGCAGGAAACTCGGAGCCAGCCCGCCGAGCAGCTTCATGCGCAGCCAAGGGTTATAGGTGGTCGAGAGCCGCGTGGCTTCGCGGCCGTTGCGGTCGGTATAGGCCCGCTCGATCAGATGCTCCTTGCGCCGCGAGCGAGCGGTGCCGTCCTGCGCCACGTCGAGCCCGGCATATTTCCAGAATGAAGAGACGTGCCGTGCCTTGGCCGGATCGAAATAGGTCACCAGCACGGCGGCCAGCGCTGGACCGACCCCGCGTTCGTGTTCGAGGAAGGCTTTGTAGATTGGTATCGCTTCCAGCGTCGCCGTCATCTGGCGAAACTGACGCTGCTCCTGCGATTCCAGATCGATGTACTGCGACACCAACACGAGTTCGGTGAAGGTCGAGATCAGCGCATCGCCGGTAAACTTTTGCTGGTCGGGCAGGGCGCGATTGCGCGCCACCCCATCAGTGAGGCGGCGATACGATGATTTGAGTTCTTCGATGACCTTGAGTGCAGCCTCGCCAAGCTCGGCTTCTTCATCCTCATCGGCGTCGGCGGCGATCTTGTCTTTCAGCCGGGCGCGAAAGTTGGCGCACAGCCGTAGGCCGGATTGCATACGCAGGGCTTGCAGATCGTAGGCACCGCGCACCATGATTCGCAGAACGTGGACGTTGTCGGGCATTGCTTGGTTCCTCCGCTAATGATCGCTTTTCGCTTCGGGGTTGCTCGCCTGCTCTGGCTCGCTCGATCAGTTCGGTCTGCTGAACATTTCTGGCTCGCTCTCGATCTTTGGGTGACTACCATCTCCCGGCCTCGCTGATGCGCATTGGGTTGCTCTCATATGCTGGCGCGCTCGCAGGTTTTGGATTGCTGACATTTGATGGCCCGCTGCACAGATTGGGTTACGTAAAAACTTCGGCACGCTATTGCTCCGGGGTTGCTGGTGTCAGTGGCGCGCTTCCTGATATTGGGTTGTTATCGCTCAGTGGCTCAATTCGGATGCTGTTCCTCAAGCGCCAGTTCGGCGTCGTCGGCTTCGTCGTAGACACTGCCTTGATGGTCGTGGTCGTCGTCCGGCACGATTACCGGGGTGATGCCGCGCTCGGCGAGATCAGCCATCGCCTCGGCGTCTTCCGACTGCGTTTGCGTGACGATCTTTTCGAACGCGGTCGGCTTGAAGATGGAGAAGATGCCGGGAGCCTTCCCGCCGTCGACGATGCAGGCCTCCGGGTGGGCAAGCAAAACCCAATGCTCGCCGAGCTTGAACCCGCGAGGAATCGCACGGATGCGGCGGCTTACCCCGTGTAGCGCCGCCTCGTGCGCGAAGGCTCCCGGCGTGGGGTAGAACGCGCGGCCGATCCAGAGTAGGCCGACGCGCTCACCCAACATCGTTTCTGGATTGGCAGCCGGGCACAGGACGCGCGTCTTGAGCGTGCAGTTAGTGCTGCCAAGCCATGGCTGGGGATTGATCCATGACCAGCCGCGCGTCTGCTTGACGCCTTGCGCGCAGGTCGGACAGATGTGCAGCGGTATCGGCAGCTTGCAGCAGCCATCCGACAGCTTGCCGCCGACGATGTAGAGGCCATTTACTTTTCGGAATCCACATCCTCTCTTTGCTTCGACTGCCATGGCTCATATCCGATTGAGTGAAGTTTCGATGTCACAACTGGCCTCGGCAATTTCCTTGGCCGCCGCTTCGAGCTTGGTCTGCACAACCGACGCCAATAACGACACGCGCGTGAGATCGAGATGTTCGTGATGCGCGACAACGTAATCGTGCAGTTCACCCAAGGCGTTTTTCGCCTGTTCGAGCATCGTGTGTGCCGGTGGTCTCGGTTCGGTCATGCGGTGCCTTCGCACTGGATGAGTTCGGCTATCGATTCCTCGGCTTGGGGCCAAAGATCGCGGCACAGATCGAGAAAGTCCTGACGGTCCATACCGTTGAGCACGGCGAGCTTCATCGCCTCGGCGGCGGTGAGGCCAATGACCGAATAGATGATCGCGTCCGCCGTTTGGCTGTCCGGTTTCTGCATGCTGATCGCCACCGCCATGGCACGGTGGATCACCCGCGCGCCAAGCAGGGCAGTATCGATATCGATGTTGTTGGCGATGATGTCACTGGCGACTTGTTCGGCGGTGCTCATCGGTACCTCCGCAGGTCATCGAACGGTGAACGAGCGAGTGCGCGGTAGAAAAAGCGCGGCGATGGTTTCTTCGGGCGCTTTCTAGTCTTGGTGTGCTTCGCCATCTTGGCTGGTTTGCGTTTCATCCGGCGTCCCATCCCTGTATCCATGCGCGGGCGAGATTCGTGGTCTCCGGCGTGCGGTACTCCGGCGGCACCGCCCGGCGGCCGATCTTGTTTTTCTTGGCATTCACGCCCTGATCGAAGGCCTTCTTCTCCGCCTCGGGATCGCTCGGTGCCTCTGGTTTGCTGGCACTCGTTGGCTCGCTGCTGGGATTTGGATTGCTCGGCGGCGACGGCTCGCTCTCCTTTTCTGGATTGCTTGGCGGGATTGGCTCGCTCGTCGGGTCTGGTTGGCTGGAGGGCTGTGGCCCGCTCGGTTGATCTGGTTTGCTACTTCTTGCTGGCTGACTGAAATGATCGAGCGCCGAACCGACATCGGAAAGTTTTGGGCGCTCGGCCGCAGTGCTGTCGAAGTCATAGAGTGGATCATCGCGGCGGATCAGATCGTCGAGATCGGATGACATCGGCAGATACTTGGAGAGGTTGCGCAGCACGGTCTTCATCGCTGCTTCTTCCCACCAGTCCTTCCACATCGGTCCCTGCGGCACCTTGCTCGACTTGCGCCGCTTCTCGATGTCGGCGAGGCCCATGACCTTGATCATGGTGCCGCCGTTGATCATGGTAGCGACGGCGTAGGCCTTCACCGGGGTGCCGTCGCTATCACTCGGCACATGCTTCAGGTGCTCGCCGTTCTCATCGACCCAATGTTCGAAGGGTTCGGTCTCGCGCACGATCCCGGCGGTGATCGACTTGAACTGGCCGGAATTGCGGAAGCGCTTGAGCAGACCCTGCGTCATTGGCATCCATTGCGCCTTGTCCTTGTAGGGGACGATTGCGCCCTCGCGTCCGTCCGGCAGCAGGCCGTCCTGCGCCGCCCGCATGCAGGCGTTCCACAGCGAGGTGCGGTCGCAGGCGAGCAGATCGGGGTTGAGTTGGCAGGCGGTCAGCACGACGCGGATGAACCGCTCGGCAGGCATGTGCGCGGGCAGGGCGCGCGAGAGTTCGCTGGCGCGTTTTTCCAGTTGCGCCTGCAGCGAGACAATGGGATGGATCGGCTTGTTCTCGGTTTTCTCGGCGGTTGCGGTTGCCATTTCTATTGTTCTCCTTTCAAAACATTTTCCCTTGCTTGAGCGTGCCCCGGGTTGTGCTGTCGACGCAGTAACCATGCGCCCACTTGTCGCGGCGCTCCTCTTTTCAACGCAGACGGTCGGCGCATTTGCGCACCGACCGTCGATACGCAGACCAAGCCAGCCGTAACATGACGTGACCGGCAGCGGCGGGCGGGGACAGGCCGTGCCATGCCTGCCTTGCCGGGCCCGGCGACGCTTGGCCCTGCCGCTCCCAACCCAAACTTGCCATCCGAGCCGAACCGCGCCTGCCTTGCCGAGCCCGGCAACGACTTGCCGTGCCGCGCTAGGCCTTGCATTGCCGTTCCGAACCGAGCCTGCCTTGCCACGACTGCAAGGCCCCGCCTCGCCGAGCCCGGCTGCGCCCTGCAAGGACCGGCACCGCCTTTGCCCCGCCAACAAATGCCATGCCATGCCTGCCTTACCGAGCCGAGCCGAAACCGGCCTGAACAAACGCAAAACATGCCGAACAACTCCCTCAAGTGCCATGTCTCTCGCCGCACATCACGCGGATGCGCGACTTTCAGATTTGTGTTTCTCGCGACGCTTTGCGATCAGCGATCTCGCGTGCCGGATCGCACTGCAAATATCCTCGAACATCTTGAAGCAATGCTTCGAGTTCACGCTCTGCTTGTCGCAGTGCGATGATTTGCAATTCTGTGTTGTCCATTACTTCGGCAACCGTCCGATAGCTCGTGCCGTTCTTGCCATCATTGATGGAGATAAAAGCTGGCATTGGCTCGGAACGGTCGTCGTCTCTGGCGATGCGGACTGAGCCGATAAGTTGCCGTGATGTATCGGTCCAGTGCGCTTCAGCGGCGAGTTGAATATCCCACTGAAAGTGCTTGTGCAGAGGATGACGCGCGATCTTCGCCGCGCGCCACACATACTGAGGTTGCAGGTCGCCGCCGTTGTCGTCCTTGATCTTTTGCAACGCTTCGCCGATCACTTGCGGATCGACATCGCGCGCGCCACGAAACGTCACGGTGTCCCTGAATATATACTTGATCATCGCTCACTCCGCAGCCTGCTTGTATTGTTGCGGGATCGGCAGCGGGCTTTTGCCTTCGGCATATTTTTCCCACTGCTGTTGCTCTTTGAGATCGGCCAGATGGAACGCGCCGAAAATTCCCTTTTTCTCGTTGCGCCATTCACCAAGCCCGGCCGACAATCCGCTTTCGGAAATCAGGAAGGTCAGCGCCTCGGCGGTTAGCACGGCCGGATTGAATCGGCCGCTGATCTTCAGGGCCCAAATGGTGAATTGGCCGCGATAGGCCAAGCTCGCCACCTTGTTGAGGCCTGCGCCGATCTTCACCATGTCTTCGCGCATTTCGGGATCGCCGCCGTAGATGCGGACGAGCGGCATGTCGCAGATCGCCCCGGCAAGGGCAGGGCGCGTGCGCACCATGTCGGCGTTGAGCCAGAGCGCCGAGAGCACGCCGCTGCGAGCGATGCCCTTGTCCTTGTGTGCGGCTGACATGATGGCGTTCTTCACGCCGGTCACCGGGAAGCCGTAAATCTGGCGGCCTTTGGCGTCCTTGCCCATTTCATAGAGCGAGGAAACAAAGTCGGCCTGTGGATCGCGCGGTTCTTTTCCGGCCTTGGTCGCCTTGACCTGCTTCTGCAGCATTTCCAGCTTGGCCTTGTGCGACCAAGCGTGGGTGATCAACGGCGTGTCACCAACCAGCCAAATATGAAACGGCTGGAAAATCGGTTTGATCGAAAGCAGTGAGCCGAGGTTTACCGGCTTATCGCTGATCTGTGGTTCTGATGGTGTTGCCTTTGTCTTCTTAGCCATTTGATTGCTCCCGCTGACTTAAATCGATGACAGGTCTGCCCATTACGCCACGCTCCGTTTTTCACGAATACGAAGTACACGCGATGTTTTTGGCTGAACCGTATATCCAGATCGTTCCTCCACACGCCAAGTCACCGTGAAATCCGGCACCAGCGCCACACCGGCATCGCGCATCTTCGCCATGATCAGCGTTTCGATTCTCCGGCAATTTTCGTCGTCGAGCTTCATGCGAGCCTTCAACTCGGCGCGCTCGCGCAGACCGGACATCACTTCGTTGTCGGTCGACAGATCGATCTTGAGATCGGGCTCTTCGTTCGGGTTCAGCGCCGCAAGCAATTCGCGGTCGAGGCCGTAATCGACACCGGGTTCCTTGCCCTCTTCGATGTCCTTCCAGAAGCGGGCGACACCCTCGCGGATTTTATTCTCAGCGCCTTCGTGCCGGGGAATCTCAACGATGTGGCAGGGCAGGTTGAACGGATCGACGACCAGTACGGCGACCGCGCCGAACTTGGCGTCGGTGAGCATCATCTCGGTCGCGGCCTGTAGCGTGATCCACATCGGCGGACGGCCATCGATCCAGTCTCTGTCGTAGACCGAGGGCAATGTCGTCTTGGCCTGCAGCACGCCGAGCCCGCGCGGATCACCATGGATGAAAAAATCCGGCGTCGCTGCCAGACCCAATTCATCATCGCGGAAATAGTCCGTCGCCTTCTCGATCCGCCAGTTCGGCCGCTCATCGGCGACGGCAGCGGCGACGGCGGATTCCAGTATGCGGCCGCGCCGCATTGGTCCGCTTTCGGTCGGCTCGGGCAGATCAATGATGCCCTGCTTCTCGATGTAGAGCCGCAGCGATGAGGTGTAGGGATCGAGACCGAAGATCGCACCGACCTTCGAGGCCGTTACATCGAACTTGCGGCGGGCCAGCCACTCGGCGCGATTGACGATGGGAATGCGCTCAATCGTCACGGGCGCGCTCCGTTATCCACAGGGAGCGCGCCGATGCGGTAACCGGCTATGGAGGCTAGTCGATGCCGAGTTGACTCAAGACACTCTTGACCGTGGCGTTCGCTGATTCGACGCCCGCTGTTTTCTGCATTGCGAGCACGATGGCACCGAGTGCAGCGACCTGAAATTTCTGCCGCGCATGTTCGCCACCATACTCTTGGATGATATCGCCTTGTGTGAGCAGAACCTGAATAAACTGTTCTGTGAGTTGCTGAATTCCGGCGGACTTTAGCTCTTCGCCGCCAAGCGCTGCACTTGATCTGTGCAGCCGAAGCACTCGTGACATCCGCACCTCCCAACGATGCGTCTGAATGATGGCCCCCGCCACCAGCCCTTATTGTTGTGCGGATGCTGCTCCGCTCCGGCTTGCTTTTCAAGAGAATTTTCATAGTGTGTCCAGTCAGGGGCTCGACTGAAAGTGTCCAGAGTACACTCTGACTGGACACACCATGTCAAGCTCAACCAGACTCGCCATGAATCGAAACGGCCCGCCAAACTGTTGGCGGGCCGTATGAAACGTGCGCAGAAATTATTTTTTGGTCAGCGTTTTTTCTTCACGTAGCCAAGCTCAGCAAGCATGCCATCGAGCGCACCGGTCGCGATCAGCCGCCGCACGCGGTTGACGGAGGAGCGCCGGAACTCTTCGCCATTGGCGGTATGCTTTGCGGGTGGTTTGCCCTTGCCATGAATTAAGTAATCGACGCTGACCTTCAAAACATTGGACAGCGCTTCAAGATGTTTCGCCTCGGGGCTCGACTGGCCCTTTTCCCATTGGCTGACCGCCGACCGCGACAGGCTCAGCGCGTCACCAATGTCTTCTTGGCTCAGCCCGGCGGCCTCGCGCACCTTACGAATACGGCCGCCGATCACTCTTCGCTCGTTCATTGTCTATCCTTCAATTCGTGTTGTCCTTGACAAGAGTTGTCCAGAGTTCGAAGCTCGGTGAAATCCGAACTGCTATCGAGGTTAAATGCCATGACGCGGATCGATCCCGCTATTCGCCGTCTTCGTGATAAGCAATGGCTGCCGGTGATCGCAGCCAAGCTGCGCATCGCCCGGCAAGCACCTTACGAATGGAAGCGCGTCCCGGCCAGCCGGGTTCTCGATGTCGAGAAGATCACTGGGATCGTTCGTCATAAACTCCGCCCCGATCTCTATCCGCCGCCGCGCCGCCAAAGGCCTACCACTAACGGTGGTACAACTTAGGGGTGCTGAACAGTCTGTGTCAAGCTTACCTTGACATAAATAATGTATCCGCTGTGGATCACGATCAAGAAAAACCCGAATAAACCCGCTAAAGCCCAAGTTTGAGTAATTTGACACATGCCACACCATGCTGCAGGCAGCGGCTTTAGTAGCAAGATAATTCAGCCGCTTGTTCAGCGCATTGAGGCCTGTCTCACCGAACAAGAATCAAGCCTGAGTTCGCACCAAAAGCGGTGTGGACAAATCAAAGCCAAACTTGATCTGCTCTACGAAGAGGCGCGGCAAAATGCCGTACCGGTGAAGAGCCTGAAGGCCTATATCGCGGGCCGCCAGCGCTTGCGCGCACTGCGTCAAACGATTGAAGCGCTGCCGCCCGACCAACAACAAGTTGTGCAGATGATCGCCGAAGCGAACGGCGATGCCAGCGATCTGCCACTGTTCAAATTTGCCATCGATCACGCCGAGGCCGCCGCCGATCTTGAACAACTGATGGCGGGCACCGCATGATCAATGCCCGTTATTCAGCATCTTTATCGCCGCCTTTCCGGTTGAGCCGGTGGCCAGCAGGTAGCGCAAAAAGCGCTCGACCGGCGGTGGAATTTCACGCTCACCAGACGCCCAACGGCGTGACGTGCGCTCATCGACACCAAGCAGGATCGCCGCCGCCACTTGTGAAAGGCCGAGCGCGGCTATCAGGTCCCGATATTCCGCCGCCGTCATGCCATTCCTCAGTCCGTTCACTTGATGAGCGGATTCCGAGAATGCGCCAAGGGCCAATGGCCCTATCAGTCAAGATGAGGTTGACACGACCGTTGCGCCAGACCTCGCCGTACAAACTTTGATGAGAAATTAATGCCTATCCGGCTCAACACAGCCATGTCCGTAACCAAAGCCCGCATCTTCGATGCGGTGGAGCGGGCTGGAGCGGCGGGTATTCCGCGTGAGGAACTGTGGCGGCTGTATTGCGGCTGGCGGGCGGAGACACATCGCCGTCTCAATGACGGCCAGCGCAATGTCCTCAAGGTACAAATCTGCCAGATCAACGCCCTGATCGTCGACTCCGGTTTCCACATCCACTGCGGCCACAACGGTGCCGTCTATCGCCTGTGCAAGCGGGAGCAGGTGGCGGCATGAAAGCCTTGGTCAAGCAGCGCTTACGGCCGCCAGTCAATGTGTCTGACATCCGTCGCGCATTGGTGAAGGCCAACACCCCGGAAGAAATCATTCAGATTGAGGCCAAGCTCGACGCGGTTGAGCAATGGATGCACGACACTGGACTATATGACACCGAAGAGATCAGGCCGATCAACGAGACCCGCATGTGGGCGCGGTGGAAGCTCGGGCAGGCGCTGGCCGGGATGGAGCGGGGGAAGGGGCCGGGGCGCGGAAAGAGAGAAAAGAAGTTAAGCGGCTTTACTTCTTTTCTCAGTGATCTCGGCCTGACCAAGCCGACCGCGATGGCGGCCCAGCGCATCGGCACGCTGCCGGAAAGGGAACTGGAGAAAGCGCTCACATATGCGAAGAAAGTTGAACCACCGAAGCTGACACATTTCACCGATCTACTGGAGCTTGCCAGACCATATTGGTACCAAGCGAGCCGCAAGGCCAAACACAAAAAAATTAAGGACGATGCAAAACAGAGCGATGCACCAATCGGTCCGTTCCCGCTCATCTATGCCGACCCACCATGGAAGTTTCAGACCTACAGCGAGAAAGGTCTCGACCGTACACCGGACCAGCATTACCCGACGCTGACTGACGATGAGATCATCAACTTCAAGGTCGGCGACATATCGGTTGTCGACATTTCAACAGCGAAGGCCGCACTTCTACTGTGGTGCACATCAGCAAATCTGGAGCGTGCGCTGCAGATCATGGATGGTTGGGGCTTCATCTATAAAACTCATGCGATCTGGGTGAAGACCAAAGAGAACGGCAGCATCTGGACGGGAATGGGTTTGGTGTTTCGCAACGCTCATGAGATTTTGCTCTACGGCACCAAGGGCGCGATGCCGGGACCGCAGTATCAGCCGCCGTCAGTGTTTCTGTGTCCGCGCGGCAAGCACAGCGCTAAACCACCAGAAATCAGAAAAGCTATCGAGCGTATGTATCCAGATTTCGATGCCGACACGCGGCTCGAATTATTTTCGCGTGACAATGTACCGGGTTGGACTTCGTATGGATTCGAATCCTTTGATAAAGCTGCCGAGTGATTTAGCGCGTCGATGTGAGCGGCACGCTGAAGAAGTTGTCAACAGTTTGCACTGTTGGCCGCAATGTCTTGCCTACTCAAGCCACGGTGCTGACACCAACATCAAGGTTTGGGCAGACGCAAAGATGGCTGAATGCGCGTTTGCGCTCTATGTCGGCCTTGATCCATTGTCTGCGGTCAGTTGGGAAAATCGTCCAGATGATGGCAAAGATATTTATTTTGCCGGTCTTCGTTGGGATGTAAAAAATACATCATCGCGCGGCCGACGCCTGATTTGGCCGGTCAGAAAAAATCCGATCTTCGACAGCAAAGATTTTGATTGTCTGGTCTTGGTCAAGACAGCACCACCGATATGCCAAATCTGTGGCTTCACCACCAAGGCAGAATTCTATTGCACCTATGAGATTGCCGGTGATCGTCACAAGCTGACGAAAGATACGTGGTATCTTGATCAAAGCGAGCTATGGCCTCCGGCCAATATTTTGCAATTGCGGGAGCGTTGCCGCGCATGACCATCCTCGCGCTCGATCTCGCCATCCGCAGCGGCTTCGCCCACGGCGAGCCCGGCAGCAAGCCGGTGAGCGGCTCGTACCGTTTCGCGCAGGCCAACGCCACCCATGCGCAGATCGCCGCCGAGGCCATGGCATGGGCGATCACGCTGCTGCGCGAGGTCAAGCCTTCACTGCTCGTCTACGAGCAGCCGCTGCCGCCGAACTTCACGCGCGGCCACACCACGCTCAACACGGCGCTGGTGCTCATGGGGTTGCCGTTCCTGATCGGCGGCATCGCCTACAAGCTCGGCATCTACGACATCCGTCTCGCGCGCGTGTCCGATGTGCGCTGCTTCTTTCTCGGCGAGAACCTCAAGAGCAAGGTGGCCAAGGCGCTGACCATGCAGCGCTGCGCGCGCTTCGGCTGGGAGCCGGTCGACGACAACGCGGCCGATGCCTGCGCGCTGTGGGCGTATCAATGTTCAATCGAGGCACCAGCCCTCGCGCACAAGCTGATGCCACTGTTCGGAGGTGCGCAACTGTAATTGCCACCGGCAAGGAGAAAACCAAGCAAGGAGAGCGAGTGCCCGAAGTGTCTAGCAATCCATCGCATTCAAGCGAGTCATCATCTGCAAATCGTAACCCCGGTCAAGCAAGCGAGCCAAGAGTCATCGAACTGAAGAAGTCCTTCACGGATTAGCGAGCCATGGGCAAATGCAAACCACGACACGGCAGAAAGCGAGCCAATAAGTTTGAGTAACCCGGGATCAACCAGCGAGCCAGTTTCACGTAGCAACCCATCTGTTTCAAGCGAGCCAGCGAAAAGCAGACACCCACTAGCCCGAGCGATTCAATGGCATGAGACACCCAAAAGGAAAACAGCGCGCCAAAATAGGCCCAGTAAACCCGAAACGATCCAGCGCGCCACGAAAGGTAGACGACCACAAGTCCAGAGCGATGTCAGCGCAAGGCAGCAACCCAGAAGCGACGAACGAGCCGATGGCTTAATCGCAAACCAAAGTGGGCATTAGCGTGCCAAATACTGGAGCCAACCAAGAACGAGAGCGAGCCGGTGCCAGAAAGAAAACCGAGATCAATTAGCGAAACGCAAACACAGAAACGAGACGAGTAATGCCACGTATCGAGGAAAAGTTCGTTCTCATTCGACCGCCCAGTAGCGTGAGTGAAGTCCTCTGCATGGCCGCGCGCAAACGCGGCCTGCAGCGAGCCGAATTCATCGACAAACTTCTGACCGTGATCGTCGCCGACCGGCTGATCGACGCAATCATGGATGACGAGCGGAGCGGTCAGTGTCCGAACAACGCGAGAGCATCAACCTTGCCGACCTGATGGAGCCGGTCGCACGCGAACTGCTCGGTGAGCCGAACCAGCGGCTCTCCAGCAAGCGTGAACTGCGCTTCGGCACGCACGGCTCAATGTCGGTCGACCTCGAAAAGGGGGTCTGGCAGGACCATGAGGCGGGCGAGGGCGGTGGCGTGCTCGACCTGATCAAGCGCCAGATCGGCCTCGAAGGCTCGGCCGCCTTCCGCTGGATGGAGGAGCGCCACCTCACCAATGGCGAGACCCGCCATGAGCCGCCCAAGCGTGGCACACTCGGCCGTATCACCAATACCTATGACTATACCGACGAGAGCGGGCAATTCCTCTCACAGGTCTGCCGCTTTGAGCCGAAGAATTTCCGGCAGCGCCGCAAGGGCACCGATGGCGAGTGGGACTGGAACGTCAAGGGTGTGCGGCAGGTGCCTTACCATCTGCCGGAACTGATCGAGGCCATCGCGCTCGACCATATTGTCTTTGTGGTCGAGGGCGAGAAGGATGTCGAAAACCTCAAGCGCATCGGCGTAACGGCGACCTGCAACATCGGCGGCGCGGGCAAATGGCGCACCGCCTATAACCAGTGGTTCATCGACGCCAATGTCGTGGTGGTGGCCGACAACGATCCGCAAACCAAGTCGCCGGACGGCAAGCTGCTCTTCCACCCGGACGGGCGGCCGAAGCGGCCCGGGCAGGATCATGCCAAGCAGGTCGCCACCGAACTGCTGACGGTCGCCAAGAACGTGCGCTACCTCGACATGCGCGTGCTGTGGGATCAATGCCCGGAGAAGGGCGACATCACCGACTGGATCGTCGACGATAGTGGCAACGCCGAGAAGCTCTATGCCTATGTCGACAAGCTGCCGCCGTTTGACCCGCAGCAGGCCGATGACGGCCCGCTCGAAATCAAGATCGATGCCATCACCGTCCTGCGTAGGCAGGAAGACATTCCGCCCCGGCGCTGGCTCTACGCCCGGCATTATCTGCGCGGTGCGGTGACGGCGACGGTCGGCGACCCCGGGATCGGCAAGAGCAACCTCGCCATCGCCGAAGGCATCGCCATGGCGACCGGCCGTAACCTGCTCAATGTGCTGGTCACCGAGAAACTCAAGGTGCTCTACCTGTCCGGCGAGGAGCCGCTCGAAGAGGTTGAGCGCCGCGTGCACGCGATCTGCGACTTCTACCGCATCCCAACCATCGAACTCTACCGGTTTTATTTTGCAACCATGCTGAGCGATCCGCTCAAGCTCGCCCGCGCCCATCACATCAACATCGTCTTTGACGCGCCGCGCTGGACCGCACTCGATAAGCTGGTCAACGATCTGCACGTCGATGTGATCATCATCGATCCGCTGGTGTCGTTCCATGGTTTGCCGGAGGGCGACAACAACCTGATGGATGAACTCTGCAAACGCATCGGCAAGCTCGCCTATGACCGCAAGATATCCATCGATATTCTTCACCATGCCCGCAAGCGCTACCAGAACGCCGACATCGAGATTCAGGACACCCGTGGCGCAGGCGCGGTGATCGGGGCGGTGCGCTCGGCCCGTGTCCTCAACCGTATGAAGGAAGGCGAGGCCACCAAGGCTGGCGTCACCGAGCACAAGCGATATTTCCGCTGCGACAACGGCAAGGCAAACTATGCACCACCAGCCGAGCACTCGACATGGTTCGGGATGGCGTCCGTGACGTTGGCGAACAATGATGATGTTGGTGTCGTGACCAGCTTTACCTTCCCCGGGCCACTCTCACGCATCACCGCCGAGCAATTCGACTACATCAAAAAGAACTGTACCGGCACACTCAAGTATCGCGCCGATACACAGTCGCAGGATTGGGTCGGGCGCATGGTCGCCGAGGTCTGCGATCTCGATGCCGACGATAAAGAAGACCGCACACTCATCAACCGGGCGTTGCGGACGTGGCTCAAGAGTGGAGCGCTCTTCAAGGTCGAGGCGATGGACCAATATCGGAAAAAACGGACCTTCATCGTCGGCGAAAAGATGGACAACCAGAACGATATAAAAAACAAAGAAGACACTAATGGGTTGCTCTAGTTTTAGGGGCTGCGCCACCGCGCCACCGCATCATATTGAGGTGGCGCACGATGTGACGCGGGTCGCGTAGGTCCCGCGTGCGCCACCTGTGGCCCCTAAAGGGGCCCACACAGGGTGGCGCTTACGCTTACATGGACCGTAGCGATTTTGGGGTGACGCAGTAGGTGGAGCAAAAGCATGGGATGGGTAGTGGTGGGGGTAAAAACCGGGGTGCTGATCGGGTTGATAGCCGGGTTCCATTGGCTAGGAATTTTGTCGGCTGCTGGACAGAACACCGAAAGTGGGGCTAGGCTCCGCCCCATGCTGACGCAACCATACGGAGTAGCGTCGGCGATCCCCACAAAAACCAGATCGCACAACCGCCGGACACAACCGTTCGACGCGAACGGAAATTTTGCGCGTGCTGTCGAGCGGCGCTTGACGGACATTGTCCAGCAGTTCACCATACCATAACCCGTCACTTCCAAATTAGAATCCGCGCGCGTGAAGCGGCCCTTGGCTCTCTGACGGGTGCCAAGGGCCGTGCGCACAAAAATATTCACGGGCACCCGTACACAGGAGCAGACTTCGATGAAATTACAGGGAATGCTGGCAGGGCTCGCCCTGCTGGTAAGTTGCGGAACGGGGCAGGCGGCCACGTTCACGAGCGATCATTGCGATCCCTTATGCGGTCCACAGCCAACCGGCTTTGCGACCATTACAGGGACCGACCTCGGCGGCGGAACGGTCAGCATCACGATCACTCCGCTGAATGGCAACGGTCTTGTCGGTGGGGTGAACGGTCTGACGACCTTCACCTTCAACTCGCTGCAGAATCAGGCCATCACATTCGACTTCGGGCTTAACGCCGCGCTGTTCGATGTGTCCAACTCGGCAACCAACACAGCCAATGCCGGTGCTATCGGTCAGGATGGTTTCGGCACCTTCGAGTACGGCTTCAATTACGTCCCACCGGGCGGTAGCAATCCATTCTTCGGTCCGCTGACCTTTACACTCTCCGGCACCGGCCTGACGCTTGCCAGCTTCACTGAACTGTCAACCAATCCACCGGGCAATGTCCCGGCGTTTCTGGCGCTCGACATCATCAGTGGACAAGGCGGCGTCGGAAATACTGGCGTCGTTGATTGTTGCGGTCCCGGCATCACTCCGTTCGAACAACCACCTGAGGTTCCAATCCCCGGCGCGGTCTGGCTGTTCGCCAGCGGCATCGGTATTGGCGGCGCGATCCTGCGCCATCGCAAGAGAAAGGAGGTCAGAGTCTGACAACTGGGACATCTCCCGCCCGTTGGTCCGGTTACGGGTTCGCCACAGAAAACCGGACACTTTCTGAAAGTGAGGTAACGGCAATGAAGAAACTTCTACTTGCAGCCGCCACACTGATCGCACTTGCGATGCCAGCGTCAGCGGCTGTGATCGGCACGTTCGGGATCAATCCGACCTCGGCGGCCGGTGCATTCTCCAACGACCCGAACGGCGTGGGTGTGGGCGGTCTGTTCACAGACTTCTACACTTTCCAACTCGTCGGTGGTCCAGCGTTCGTCACCGTTGCAAGCGCGACCAATACGTTTGCAGTCGGCGGCGTCACCGGACCGTTCGGCATCCAGAACTTTGCGGCCGCGATCTTTGAGACGGTCGGCGTTCCCGGTGGGGGCGACGACATCCTGAAGTTCGGGCCGCAATTTGCAACACTGTGTGCTTCTGGCCTGTGCCAGACGCTCGACGGCACCGGGCTGCTATTCCCCGGCAATTACTATCTGCAAATCCAAGGTGACGCTGGCACCCTCGCGGGCTACGGCGGCAACCTTTCGGTTGCAGAAACACCGATCCCCGGCGCTGTATGGCTCTTCGGCGGCGGGCTTGGACTGCTCGGTATGTTCGCGCGCGGCAAGAAAAAGCGGGCGCAGGCGTGGCCGAAATACGCTTGATGAAAATGAAAGCCTGAACACAAACAAGCAACCCAATATTTAGCGAGCGAAGCCGATACAAATTAGCCACCCAACGCCAAACAGCGAGCCAATGGGCTACAAGCAAAAACCATACTGCAATAGCGACCAACACGGCCATATAGAAACAGCAGACCAAACGAAACTAGCGAGCCGAGCAGCATCGATACCCAAATAAAACAGCGCGCCAATGCCGTGCAGAACAACCAAATGGACAAGTGAGCCAACCACACATAGCAAACCAAGGTCTCGATGCGTGCCGATACCATGAGCGAGTCAAGGTCCTAAAGCAAAACCAAGGACAAAAAGCGTGGCGCGACTGTTCACCGGCAAAGAAACGATTGAGGAATGGAATCCGCTCGACGGCGTTCCGCCACCAGAATACATCCCAGCCGAATGGAATGGCCCGCATGTCGGGCTCCGGCTCGCCGATGCATGGCGCACATTGAATAAATTACCAATGCCTCGGTTCTACCCGCGCGCGTTCGGCCGTTGGTGGCCAAACTACCGGGTCGAATGGGATGATCTACTCTCAATGATCGGGGCTGGTGAACTCGAAGCAATGCAACGCCAAGCTAACCGTGTCCGTATCCTGCCATCCGCCAAGGAAATCACTTGGATGGAGCAATCCATTGCATGGCCGATGGATTATCTGGAAACGCCACGCGCGGTGTTGATCGTCAATGTCTGCGCCCGGGTGGCATCATGGTCCGGCGAATTGGATCACGACGATCTCGCGCGTGAAATCCGCCGCCGCAACTATGGCGGAGAGCCAGAACAATGGCAGCAACTAAATTGGCGATTATGCGACCAGATCGCAGATGGTCTGATCGCGGATCGGGTGATGGTGTTCTGAAAATGGCACAGTCGGAAACCGAATACCACTCCAAGTTGGACCGCTTTATTACCGAGGCGGAGGAAGCTGAATATAACCGAAGGCACTCTGAACTTATCAACGAAATGCGTGACTCGATTGATTACAGAAGAAGGTGTGAGGCGGATACATCACATTAGCGGGGAGCGGGATGAAACCGGAAGAGCGTATCAAAAACGTCCAGCACGCGCTCAATAACTATTTTGACAGCGAACCAGCGCCGACACCGAGCGAGGCCAAGGCTTTTTTGCTAAAACTCCGGCAAGACATCGACATCATGCTGGTGGTGATCGATACGATGCCGGGTCATGTCAGGGAACGACAGTAAACCAAAAAGACCATAGCGTGTCAGGGGAGTCGAGCAAACCAAAGAGGTGCAGCGTGCCACCGTAAAAAGCAATCCAAAGCATGGAGCGTGTCAGCCCGTGACAGTAACCCAAGGTTGACGAGCGAGCCCGAAAAGGACCACCGCATCCAAAGACCAAAGCGTGCCAATTGGAAGGAAAGTAACCCAAGGGCTGCAGCGTGCCACCGTAAAAAGCAATCCATTTGCTGGAGCGCGCCACCAGTCACAAGCAAACCAAATGGCGATAGCGCGTAAGAACTGGGAGGTGTGCTGAGCGGAAACGGATCAGGTCTTTCCGAGAGCGCTAAGCAAGTTTGGTTTACTTGGTGCGGTTGGCGCTCTTGCAGGTCCGTCCCGCTCAGCCTGTCAAGGATAGCATGACAGAGACGAAAGACAACCTGCGCGTACTCGTCTGCGGCGGCCGCCACTACGGCAATGTCAACGCCATCTACAACGCCTTGGATGAAATCAAGCCAACGGTGGTAATTTCCGGCTGTGCCTCGGGAGCCGACAGCATCGCTATTATGTGGGCAGAGCACCATGGTGTCGCCGTCGAAAAATATCCCGCGCAATGGCACGACATCAGCCACCCGGATGCGCTGGTTACCATGCGCCGTGACGGCAGCAAATACGATGCGCGGGCCGGGACGCGGCGCAACCAGCGCATGATTGAGGAGGGCAACCCCGATGTGGTGCTGGCATTTCCCGGTGGAACCGGCACCGCCGATATGACGCAGCGTGCGCAACGGGCTGGGATTAAAGTGCGGCTCATGCGTGAATAGAGAGGATACCGGCGTAATGCAGATCGAGCCCGCCGTAAAAAACTATCTCGCCGCCATCGGCGCGGCCGCGATCTACGTCTCGGTCGATTCCCGTCTCATTCTGCCAGTGAGCGTCGGCTGCACGCGCAAGATCGATCAGACCGTCTTGACGACCTTGCGCAAGCGCACGCACCGGCAGGTTTCATTCGGCTGGCTGGCATGGTCGCAGGATTATGACAAGCTCATGCAAATCGCCAAGGACCCGGACGTGATGTGGACCCGGCGCTTCGACGGCGCGCGCGTGATCCGAGGTTTATCGGACATCGTCCTCAATATCGAGCACATGGCCAAGCAGATCGATCTCGTGCTCACCCCGCATGCCAAGGTGGTGGAGCGTGCCACCGTGCTGGCGGCTTACGTCAATGATGCAACCCGGCAATTGCGCGAGAGCGGCAAATTCCACGAACTCAATCGGGCCTACCGTGATCACCGCATTGCCAGAAAAGCCGAGGGCGGCAGCGCCCAGCCGTACTGGCTGGTGATGGAGCGGCTGCAGCGAGTGCTCATCAAGAGCTTGATCGAAAACCCGCGCGGCCCACTATCGCTAGAAAACCTGATCCAGCGGATTCGCGTGGAATTCCCGTGGTTTGCGCCGGAAGATGTGGAAAGCCAGCGCCAGCGCGCTTGACAAAAGCGGTCCAGCGGGAGGATGGTACGCGCGAGATGGCCGAGGGGCCTTGCTATGCCTTTGGCGCAGCGGGTCCTTTTTACATTCTCACCGCATTCCAATCCCCGAAATGCGCAATCGAGGCAGCGGAGTTCCCGTCCCCCAACGGCCGCTGCCTTTTGCGTTTTGTTGCACGGGAAACAGCAGCGCAACTGCGGCCTCCAGAGCCTTCACAACGATGAAAACCGATTTCGACTACGCCGTTCGGCATTTCTGGCTGATCATTGGCGTGATCGTTGTGGTGACGGTGGTGATGACGGTGGCGATCTACGGCGGATAAACAACCAATGTCCTATCGCCAATGGTACGGCCTGCAGCGCTGGCGGGATCGCGCCAGCTTGCAACTACGCACGCATCCATTGTGCGCGATGTGCCTGCGCAACAACATCGTGACCGCCGCAACGGTGGCCGATCATATCGAGCCGCACCGTGGTGATCAGCACGCATTCTGGTATGGCAAGCTGCAATCGCTGTGTCAGATGCATCACAACAGCGCCAAGAAATTTGAAGAGGCGCACGGCTACAGCAAGGAGATCGGCCTCGATGGCTGGCCGGTCGATCCGGCACACCCGGTCAACAGTCACAAACATTGAAATGCATCAAATCAATCCGGTGAGTTGGGCCGTGATCATCCTTAGCATCGCCGCCATCATTTTCGTCATTTGGGCGTTCGTTTGACAAACGACAGGAGGCTGCCATGTCCGGTTCAGGATTGGTGCAATTCATCGTCAACATGATCGCCCTGCTGGCGGCAGGCGGCATCTTCTTCTTGGCCATCGACAAGGTCGCGCCAGACGAGTTCTTTGCCAAGGTCGCCAAGATCGCAATCGGCGCGATGCTGTTGATTGCACTGGTGCTCACCGTCGCTGCGGTGTTCGGCTTGGCTGGCGGTATTTCGGTGTCACCATTGGGTGTGGTGTATTTCGCGGTTTCCGTGATTGTCGCCGTGGTCGTGCTCTACATCATCAATCTGGTGCTCGACTGGATTGCCGGTCAGATGGGCGGCGGCGCTTGGGTCACGCCCGTCAAATACGTGCTCGGTGCCATCGTATTGATCGCCCTGCTGCTGGCCGCCGCGAATTTGCTGTTCGGCTACAGGATCGCAGGCATGGCCGATACGCTCGGCTCGCAGCCATCGATCATGAAATCGGAAAGGCGCTGACAATTATGTCTTGACAAAAGGTGTCAAGGGTTCATCAACGCTTCATCGAGCTATGTGACAATAAAATCTCACACGGAGGATAAATCAAATGAAGCCGTTTTTTGCGTTGATCTCGCCGGTCAGCGGTGACGAACATCCCGATCAAGGGTTACCACCGCCCACCGAAGGTACACCGAAGCCGCCTGCTTGGGCCGTTCAGCTTCCAGTATTTCCCGACCGTTACCCGGATCAAGGCCTGCCGCCGGGAGAACCGAAGCCACCGGCATGGGCGGTTCAACTTCCAGTGTTTCCGTTTGTGCCGACGCATCCGATCATCGAGCCGGGTGAACCAACGCATCCAATCGTGCTGCCGCCAGAAGGCAGCCCACCAGCTTGGGCCGTGCAGTTGCCGGTGTTCCCAGATCGTGGACCGGATCAAGGTCTGCCGACACCGCCAGCGGGACCACCGGAGAGTAAGTTCGAGTGGAAAACCGCTTGGACTGAAGAGACCGGATGGGTGGTCGTACTCGTTCCGAAGGGCGAGCACGTCACACCGTCGAAGCGTAGATAAACTGATGATGCCATGATGCCATGACCACGCTCGTCTCAATCGATGCGCCGAATTTTTGCTCTGGCGTTATCGTGCGAGACGGGCGCGTGGTCGAGGCGGCCCCGATTGTGCGCTGGACCATAGGCAAACGCTACGAGTGGCTTGCCGATTATTGCCGCCGTCATGGCTGGAAGGTGAGGGCAGAATTCGTGCTGTCGGAACACGAGCATGATTAACCCGTCATGCAGAATATCGTCGTCAGTGACAGCTACATCGCGGCGTTCTACCTCGACACTGGCGTCAATCTTCTCAACAACCGTAAATTCAAAGAGGCCTCGCTCAATTTCCTCGAATGCCTGAAATATCGTCCCGATTATCCGCTGGCACACTGGTACAACGCACTGTCGCTATTGCACCTCGGCGACTATGCGCAGGCCTTCATCGAATACGAGTATCGCTGGCAAGTGTACGACTGGCGGTGGGGCATTCTCTCCGAGGACATCTATCGCATCGAGACGTTGCGGCCATGGCGCGGCGAAAAGCTGCGCGACAAAAAACTGCTTGTGCTGCACGAGCAAGGCCACGGCGATGCGATCATGATGCTGCGCTATCTGCCGGTGCTGCAGCAGCTTGGTGCGCAAATCACCGCCGTGATGCCGTTTCCGCTGCAGCGCTTGGTGCATGAGCAGTACGGCATTGAGGTTTGCGGCAAAACACCCGACGATCTGAGCGTTTTTGATTTTCGCTGCCCATTGTTCGGTGTCATGCTGCCGTTACGGCAAACGCCGGGAAACATCCCGAATGCGCCCTACATCAAAGCAAACAGCAACCCAAACAATAATAACGGAAAAGCCAAAATCGGCATTGCGTGGTCGGGTGTTTCCCGCAAGGAACTGACGTTAGAAACATTTCTTGATTTACTCGGCCCGGTTGACGCCGATCTCTATAGTTTGCAGTTGGAAGGTGCAGACAAAGGCGTCATTCCGCTTGTGGCAAAAGATTTCGCCGACACCGTCGAAGTGATCGCGCAGATGAATCACATCATCAGCATCGATACCGCGCCTGCCCATCTTGCCGGTGCAATGGGCCATCCATCCACATACGTCATCGTGCCATGGAACAATGACTGGCGCTGGAGCCGTGCGCCGTCTTGGTATCCAACGGTCAAAATTTGTCGGCAGGAAGTGATGGATGACTGGAAAATCCCGTTTTTTAATTTGAAAAAATTTCTGAGATAAAAACAGCATACCCCCTACAGTATTGTGACCGGGTCTCATCGAGACAATGGGCCCGTGGGGCCCCCTGCGTGTGGCTGCATCCCAACACTGTTGATGTATCAAGGTACGAAGGGTCGGTCATTGTCGCGGCAACGCAAGGCCGCACATAAGGCGTGGCTGGGCAATAATAACGGTCATGATTGGTGTAAGCCAGCCGCGTGTACCAAGTGTCTCACTCATGGCCCGTCGAATGGCCAAGCAAATCATATCTTCCTTCAACAAACAGAATTAGATCGCACGCGGGGTGTGCCTTGCTCCGGGGGTGGGGGGGGATAGTAGAAAAACCGGATACCTGAGGTGTCCGAGCGCCCGCTTAGTCAAGTCGAGCTAATCGCAGTCTTCACTAAGTGCCTGTGGGACTGCGCTAATTCGCACGCGATGACGAAGAGAACAGCATCGCTGCGTGCCGGGACACGGGCGATCAGCCCTATGAGGGAAATAAAACCTAATGCGCCCTGTATTGCTGACGTTGCTGATGTTGCTGCTGCTGTTGTGCGGAAGCGCGCATGCGCAAACGATATCGCGGGCGTGCGATGCGGCGACATACTTCAAGCACGAAATCCCGACCGGTCCGGTCGTGGTCGTGACCGGCGAGGAGGGCAAGCGCATCTATTTCTGCGGATTCATGGTGACGCAGAAGGGCAATACGCTCGATCTGATCGTCACGGTCGGCAAGGGCGATGCTTGCCAGATCAACACCATCCAGATCACGCCGCAGCTTGAGTTGCCCAACGACTTCGCGCTGACCAACCGCATCGACTATGGCCAGCCAATCGGAGAACCCGGCGCTTCGCTGTGCATTCAGACCTTGGGGGCTGGCAAACTGACCGGGGTGTTCTATTTCACGAAATTCTGAACAAGGACCAGCCATGCGTACCCGAGGCCGCGTTTCCGCCGCTCATATCGAGGCTGAGACCCGAGAGGTCGTCACCGTCGAGTTCGGCGGCAAGCGTCCGCAGCCGCCAGCGGAACTGAACGAACGGCAGGCTGCGATCTGGCGCGAGACCACGCTCGGCGAGCCGGTCGGCTTTTTCAACAGTGGCGCAACCTTGGCGCTGCTCACCGACTACTGCCGCCATCGCGACACCAGCGAGCGGCTCACTGTAATGATCGAGGCAATGGATGCGACTATTCTGGCAACACGCGAAGGGCTCAATCGGCAAGCGACCCTGTTACGTATGCGAGAGCTTGAAACGCGCGCGGCTGGCAATATGGCGACCAAACTCCGCCTCACCAATCAGTCGCGCTTCCGCTCCGAAAAAGCGGACAAGCTCGCGGAAATGAACCCGAAAAGGATGCCGTGGGAATGATCTGGTGGCCCGATGTCATACTGGCGGCGGCCATGATTATGACCGTGGCGGCCATCTTTGTGGTTGTCCGCCTCGTTTGGGCAACGCTGGCGGGCACCTGATTTGCTGTGCGAACGCCAAAGGGCTGGAAGAAGTTTGTCGACCCGGAAAGCGGCCTCGACCACGGCCCGCTGCCGTTCAAAAAGGGCGAACTGACCCGGGCCGGTCGCAACATCAAATGGATACAGGAATACTGCCGCATCCCCGAGGGCCAAGACCTCGGCCAGCCGGTCAGGCTGCGGCTGTGGCAGAAGGTCGAGATCGCCAAGATTTATGACAACCCGGCCGGGACGCGCCGGGCGATCATCTCGTTCGGCAGGAAAAACGCCAAGACCACGCTGGCGGCGTTTCTCCTCCTGCTGCATCTCTGCGGCAAGGAGTTCCGCCCGAACTCGCAGCTTTATTCAACGGCACAATCGCGCGATCAGGCGGCGATCCTGTTCTCGCTGGCGGCGAAGATCATTCGCTTCTCGCCGGGCCTGCGCACGGTGGTGATCATCCGCGACACCGCCAAGCAGCTTTATTGCCAGAATCTCGGCACCGTTTATCGGGCGCTGAGTGCGGAGGCGGCCACCAACTTCGGGCTCTCACCAGCCTTCATCTGTCATGATGAACTCGGGCAGGTGAAAGGCCAGCGCTCGCCGCTGTATGAGGCGCTGGAGACGGCGACCGGCGCGCAGCAAAACCCGCTGAGCGTCATCATCTCGACGCAGGCCCCGACCGATGCCGACCTACTGTCGATGCTGATCGACGACGCGCTCGCCGCCAACGATCCGCGCGTGACGATCTCGCTCTATACGGCCCCGAAGGA